AGCGCGGATCTCGGATGAGAGCTCGAGGTAGCCGACCTCGTTCGGAAGTTCCGTGACGACCGTGGTCGGATTCTGCGGGAAGCCCCGGCTAATAACCTCGTAGGTCCATTCGACTCGCCAAGTGTCATTATGGCCAGAGACGAGCGAAGCCGAGAAGTCCCTTGCCCGGAGTCCTGGGAAGTCGGGGTGGGCATCTCCGACCTTCGGCATGTCGACGCCGTTGTCGCCGACCTTACCAAGAAGGTTGTGAACCGTTCGGACGCTCGTCGTGCCAGTGACGTGAAAGACTCGCGTGCCGGTTCCGCGGCCGCCGCTCGTCTGAATCGACCGAGACTCAAGGAACTCGATGACGTCAGGCAAGGTTCAATCCTCCCGCCATGCGGGCGGTATTCTGCATGATCATCGCGAGGAAGTCCCTCGACTGCTGCGAGATCTTCGTCAGGAGCTTGGCCTCGTTGACCTGAGCCGAGACCGCCGTCGTAAACGATCCGCCCGCGGTCGAGAATGATGCGGTAGCTCCGGCGGCCTGCTGTTCGGCTTCGGCGCGTGCCTCGGCAATTTCACGCTCCGCTTCAAGCCGAGCATTGACAAACGCAAGCTGCTCCTCCTGAGCCTTCTTCTGAGCGGCTGCTTCTTCTTCGCGCTTTTTCCTCGCACGCTCCTCAAGCTCCATGATTTGCTTTTGGTGTTCTTCGGCAGCTGCGTCGATCTCGGCTTGACGCTCGGCGATCTTTGCGTCTCGTTCCGCCGCTTCCGCCGCTGCGGCTTCGTCTCGAAGTTTGCGACGCTCGAGCTCGACGACTTGCGACTTCATCGCCGCCTCTTGCCTGACCGCCTTATTTGATGCGTACTTCAGGTCTCGAATTTTGTTCAGGAGCCGCACTTCCTCCTCGTAGTCGAGATGTTGTTCCCCGATTGCTTCGGCTCGCGCGTTTGCTTCATCTTCGATCGCCTGCAACTTTTGATTTTTTTCAAGTTCAATCAGCTCAAGTCGTCGATCATAAGTCTCTTCGGCGATCTCATACTCAGTAAAACCAGAAAGCCGGAAGACCTGCTCCTGCGCTGCAAGCTCGCTCGTGATCGCCGAGACAGCATCCGAGACGGCTTTCGCCTGAAGCTCGATCTCCGCGAGACGAGCGCGGAACAACTGAGACGTATGGCTCGCATACTCAAGCGCCTTCCCGAATTCCTGTCCTGCCGTGATGAGCGGACCAAAGATCGGAAGGCTTGCGAGCATCTGATCGACGCCTTCCATGTCGCCGGCAAATGCTCTTGCAGATGCTCCGGCAATCTTGAACGCAGTCTCGCCTAGGAACAGACCGGCTCCGACTTTACCAATCGTGCTGAGCAGGTTTTCGAACGATTGCTGAGCGGAACCTACCTCCTCTGACATTTGACCGGCTGTCTTGTTCGTAACCTGCTCAGCTCTTCGGAGCCCAGCCTCAAGCTTGGCAGTGTTAGCGAAGACATCGAGCTCTAGTTGGAAGTCAGCCATAGACGCGCCTCATTTGCTGCTCGACGTAGGCTCGATGGTCTACGGGACCGCCGCCAGAATCACCGGCTTGCCTCTTGAGATAGTCGAAGATCTGCCGCAAGTAGCCGTTGAACTCGTCGATCGGAAGCGACATCGGATTGCCGACGCCAGGTAGATGCCTTGCGATGATGGCCGCCTCAGCAATCCAGTCGCGGGCGGCGTCTACTCCTTTCCCTCGGCCCCACCTTCCACCGACTCGTCAAGATCGACACCGATGCACGCTAACGCCAGCCGCGAGAGGTTGCCGGGATCCATGCCCTCGAGCTCCGCCGGGAACTCGCCCATCGCCATCCGGACGATGTTGTAGGCACCGTCGACGGAGAACGCCCATCGCACGATAACGCTTGACAGGCCGACCTCCTTGCGATGCTCTCGAAGTCGTTGAAGTCGGTCGTCTGGATCCACACCGGCGTCTTCCAGATCTTGGACGAGCTCCTTCCGCTCTCGCTCGTGCCGAAGCACCGCAAGGTCGATGATCTGTTGCACCTTCAGCCGAGGAACGAGGATCGTGCCATCGGCGACCGGGACCGCGATCGGTTCCATGTTCTCTCCTTACTTCTGAACGATGCCGAATCCGCCAACCTGCGTCGACTTCTCGACTCGCTGCGCTTGAACCTCCGCGAGTACGCTCTCGTCGAAGATCTTCGCGTGCCTCTTTGCTCTGATGATCGCCTCGGCCTCGTCAATCCGGCCGGGCGATACCCGAACGACACGCTCGGTGCCGTCGACGAAGACCAACCGGACGCGCCAATCACGGCCGCCCGGTCGGATGATCCCCTGGTTGATAAGATCGTGTCGCGTCGTCACGCAGTCTCATCCCAGACCGCGGTCGGCCCATCGCCGTCATTCATCTCGAAGTTGAACGTGATGGCCGAATCGCCGTCGTTGGTGACGGTAAGAGCGTACGACGAAAAGACCGCGCCGAAAGTCAACGTGCAGCCAGTCGCCACCGTGAGCGTAATGTTTCCACCAGCCTGGTCAGTCAGATCGCCAGCGTCGGCAAGATTGCTCGTAACGCTGTCCGTGTGAGAAATCGGCGACTGGCTGTTATCTGAGCCCGTATCGCCATCCCAATACTTCGGGATGCCGCCAGCCGACCCGGTGATGTCGACGACCGCCGAAGCGCGACGATTGTGAACGTTCGCCCCGTAGCCAGTGAGAACTTGAGTCGTGCGGCCAATCGTCGCCGACCAAGTATTGAGAACGGCGTTGAAGCCCGTCGGAAAGGTGACGGAGCCGTCGGATCCTACTGCGTAGCTCGCCATCAATCAGACCTCGTACCAAGTGAACTCAAGATCGGCATCGGTCGCGGCCGCGATCTCGAAGTTGAAAGTGACAGTCGCGTCGCCGTCCTGAGTCGATCCAAGTGCGACAGAACTGAAGACGGCCGGAAACTTGAACGAGCACTCGGCCGTTGCCGCATCCGCACCGTTGACCGACAGGTAGACGTCGCCGCCTGCTGCGGTAGTCGCAAGGTCAAGCGGAGACGAGTCCGCCTCGTTGTACTTCGGAACTCCGCCGGCGGATCCGGTGATGTCGATCACGCCGGAGGCGACGCGACGATGTCCGGTATCACCAAAACCCGTCACAACCGAGGTCACGCGGGATATCGTTGCCGACCAGGTGTTGAGGCTCGCAACGTAACCGGAACCAAGGTCCGCAGTGCCGTCCGAGCCGATGGCTACAGTGCTGCCCATCGCGTGCCCTCGTCAGGAAGTAGTCGTAGCGACTAGTTCGAAAGTCGAATCGGAGCGGAGATACTCGCCGTCCGCGATCGGCGTGCCGCGACTGACGCCGCGAATGTACCCTCGGTCGTGCCCTGTCACCGTAACCGACTGCTGATCGAGCAGATCGAACACCTTCCGATCAATGTCAGCGACCGCATCCGGCCCGGCTTGAACCTTGCCGAAGACCGAGACCGTGAACAAAGCACGAGATCGTACGATGCCCGAAAAAAATCGCTCAGTGTCCGGCGACTCCATCGAGTAGACAACAAGCGGCAGCGTACTCGACGCCGGAGCCTCGATCGCATAGATTCGGTTTGAGACCGCCGTCCGGACCGGGTTCGTGCTGCCGCCGGTATCCGCGTTGAGGCGACTGTAGAAGCCCTGCATCAGGTAGTTGCTCACGTCGGCCTCCCGACTCGCTGCCGGATTGCCGAGCGAATGCGTCGGCTTACCTTGGCGATCTCTCGATCAACCGTTGCTCGGTGCTTCTTGTTTCGCATCGTCGGATCGAAAAACGGACGAGAAGCCATCCTGATCGTTCCGTATTCAAGCAGCCGAGCGTAAAGCGCGTTTGTGCCAAGCTTCAGGACGATCCGCTTGCCGACCTTGCGAGATGGCATCGTTCGGAACGACCGACCGAGCGTGCCGGTCCGCTTGTGCGGCGGCGTGCCTGGCGTTGACGGCGGCGGCGACTTCTCAAGGTTGAGGATCTCTTTCGTCTTGGTCTGATAGAAAAGGCCGATACCGTTGATCAGCGTGACGAGCTCGCTACGCATCGCATCGCCAACCGGCTTCGCTCGGAGGTTGTGCTTGCTAGCCATTAGCCGAAGACCTCCGTCGCCTCGACGATCGTGTAGCACAAGGCGTCCGAAAGCGGTCGCTCATCCGGGATTCGCACGCTGCTGATCTCGTACGTCGTCGATCCGTAGGCGATGCGATCGCGGACGCGGATCGTCGGTCGTCCTGGGAAGTAGATCGTCGCCGTCTGCGTCGATCGCTCGGAACCACCGGCGACCGTGTCGGCGTTCGCCCTGACCTGGACGAAGCCAGTCAGCACGGACGACGTCGACCACGTCTCGACCCGGCCGCCGCTCGTGTCGAGCGTGTCGGTCGCCTTCGCCAGGATCGAAACCGTCACGCCGTGACGATCGACGAGCGACGAAATGGTCATCGGATCTCCCGGTAGCCGCTCAGCTTGCCGACGCGGCCCTCAAGCAGCTCCGCGACGCCCGCCTGAGTGTACGAGTAATCGCCGAGGCTTTCGCTCGTGATCGTCTTGTCCTGCTTCCGCTCGCGATAAAGGTCAGCCGCAATCTCGATGCAAGTTTGCTGCAGATCCGCCGGGATCGTTTCGAAGCCCGCGGTGTACTGAACAAACACCGGAAAGAAGCCAGACGGGAACCGATTCGCGGAAGCGTTGTCCGAGCGGATGCCAGGGAATCTATCCGCTATTAGATGGACCTGACCGGTCGCGTAGTCGACGCGGTACTCGGAGACGTTGTCTCGCGGGTACTCAAAGTTGCATGGAGCGTCGATCACGCCGCGGCCTCCGAAGCGGTAGAGGCTGAGGCTGTAGGCGTTCTGGTTCAGCGTCGCTGACCAGCCAGACACGCTCGCATTGATGTAGCCCACTAGTGCTGAGGTCGTCAAATAGTCGGCCAGGGCAATCGTCGCCGTCGTGCTGGTTCCATCTCCAGCGACCTTCCGCAAACGCAGATTCGTGCCATTGTTTTCAACGGTCGCGATCACGTCAGTAGAAGACGTGTCGCTGCTTACCGTAAACGAGATCGCCGATCCGTACGCGATCGTATCAATGGAGAT